CTGGAGAGAGCTGAATACATGTTTGTCATTCAGGCCTCACGTCTAGCAGACTATGCCGAGCACTCTATGAAGTGGCGTAATCTGGAGAGGATGGGTGTTGACTGGTTCTCTCTGCCAAGGAGGTCTACGGACCGATTCGGTACGAGAGCATTTGGTCTGGGACACTTACTGCAGTTTAAGACCTTGAGGCCTGATATCAAGATCCACCTATTGGGGTTCTCGAACAACGTACCAGACGATCTCTGGTGTACACGCCAGACCTTTGTCGAGGGTATCGACTCTGCAGTCCCTCTGAGGATGGGACAGAAAGGCGAGATCTTCAACGTAGCCATGCGAGGAGATCAAGCAGGCCCCAGAGGTACCTTCTGGGAAGATCCCCATACCGTAGTACACCACAGAACCAGAGAGAACCTGCAGCTCGTACGGGACACGATCAAGCTGCCGGGGCGTTTCCCGCTGAACAGCTACCATCCGACTCTGCTGCCGGGAGCTTCGTAATGGAAGAAGTCAGACCTGCTGAAGATAAGAAGTGGCGGCTTGCAGGCCCTGAGCCCAAGTACAAGTCCCAGCTTCTCAAATGCCCTGGATGCCCTTACAGAGGCCCTCAGTGTGGATCCAGAGGCAGACTTGACAGCCCAATTGTGTTCGTGGGCGAAGCTCCAGGTCACGAGGAAGTTCGGCACAAGTTCCCTCTAGTAGGACCTTCTGGGACGGTATTCTGGGGGACGTTACCTCCCAAGGAGGCTATGGAGGAATACGGGATCCCCTTAGAGGATATCCTTATCCTGAATGCGTGCCAGTGCCAGCCGCCTCGCTCGAAGAATCAACAAGAGAATATGCGGCGAGTTAGTGCTGCCAGGTTGGTATGCCAGGATCGGTTGATCTGGCAGATCGAACAGCACCCCAGGAAGCTGATCGTAGCAATGGGCAACCATGCTGTGTGGGCTCTGACAGGAAACATATCGTACAAGATCACCCAGATCCGAGGTAACTTTATTCCTAGTGAGCTAGCAGAGATGGGGATACTACCTGTAGTACATCCTGCAGGTATCTTACGCGGTACAGGTAACTATCGCCAATACAAGATGGACATGTGGTACTCGGTTGATCTCATGAGAGGTCAACCCAAGAAGAAGCCCCTAGAACCCTATTTCCTAGTCTGCGATACAGAAGAGAAAGTACGAGAAGCTGTCCGTCGCCTGATGAAGAAGCCTGTACTCGATATGGATATCGAGACAACAGGATTCAACCCTCGAGTAGATGACGTACTGTGCATTGGTATCGCATACGACCCAAGACTGGTTTACATCTTCCCAGGCGGTATCCGCTCTGTAGATCGGATGATCGAGCTCGAGGCTGATGAGTCCTGGATGGACGGAGGTTACAACGTAGTTAAGCACTCGCCGGCGTTCCGGGAGTTCATGCAGAAGTACCCCGGTAAGATGTGCTGGCACATGGGCAAGTTCGACATCGGGTTCATGCGTGAGGAGGGACACCCCGACGCACGTGTGGATGAAGACACAGGCATGATGTCGTATGCTCTGGACGAGCAACGAGGGATCCATGACCTAGAGCAAGTGTCCGGAGACTTGTTTGGTGCTCCAGACTACAAGTACATGATCAAAAGGTGGGTACCGAAGTTTGGGATGTCGTACTGCCGAATCCCTCGGTATGCTTTGTACAACTACCTAGCATTCGACGTTAGTAACACAGGACAGATCCGCCTGCTCTTGTTAGTCAGAATCACGGAGGATCCTCGTCTCAAGAAGCTGTACTATAGACACTTAATCCCCGCGTGCGATACACTCTCGTGGATCGAACGCCGAGGGATGCCTGCCTCGAGGTGGGCTCTAGAGCGACAGCAGAAGAGACTTCAAGAGGAGATCGACAGGACAAGACTCATTGTCAATGTCGAAGCGAACAGGCTGCTCAAGGAAGAAGTGTACATCAATCCCGGATCCCCCCAACAGATGGGGTGGTTGTTCTGGGATGTGATGGGGTTCGAAGTCCCGAAAGGGATGGAGAAGTCCACCAGGAAAGAAGTAGTCGCGAAACTGCCCCAGACACCCTTAGTGGTAGCATATCGGGAGTTCAAGAAAGCTCAGAAAGCAAAAGGGACTTACGCCGATGCCCTTCTTCGTGCTATTGATCCTGTCACTGGCCGCATACATCCCACTTTTCTTATTCATGGGACTCGTACTGGGAGGCTCGCTCACAAAGATATCGCGAATATCCCTCGAGACAAGAAGATACGAGGAATGTTTGCGTTCGAACTTGGTATGCAACATCTCCTCCCTAAGCCCTACATCAATACTGGCTCCTACGGAAGTGGCCGCCGTAAGTACGTTAAAGCGGATCTTGATCAAGCAGAATTGCGTGTATTGGCTGCCATGTCTGGCGACCCAGAACTATGCGCCATATATCTTGATGGTAAGAGGAAGCTTCACCGAGAAGTGAGCGACATGATTTGGGGCTCCCCAGGGAACTCTGAAGGTAAGGCTTCTGGTATCTACAAGTGGGGCAATGAGGAGTACATGAGAGCAAAGGCTCTCAACTTCGGAATCATCTACGGACGGAGAGGTCCTTCTATCGCACAGGAGTTTAGCATCCCTGAGGCTGAAGGAACCAAGTACGTCGACATGTGGAGAGACAAGTTCCGCACTGCTTGGGACTTTATTGAGTACTGTCGTGGTGCCCCTCTGAGAATGGAGACAATCATTACTCCGTTCGGCAGAAAGAAGCGTCACTGGATCGTGACTCAAGAGAACCTTAACGGTCTAGAGAACGAGGCAGCGAACTTCCCAGAGCAGTCGATTGCATCCGATATCGTACTGGAAGCTTCAAAGCAGCTAGGACCTAAGCTGCGAGCTATGGACTGCTGGATCGTGTTCTTGATCCACGATGAGATCTTGACAGACGTACCAGATGACATCGGCCTGATCCGTGAAGCTCGCCAGATGATCGAAGAGGAATTGGAGAGGGCCCCGAAGACTTGGGGCATCACGAGAGTCCCGTTCAAGGCAGATACCTCTGTCGGCAAGCGATGGGGTATCTACACGTCGAGTGATCGGCCGTCAAGAGAAACAGGACTTACCTGGGAACAATACCTAGAGACTCGCACGTACGTAGCAGACGTGCCATTCGAGGACACCGGAGATGCGAACGCCCCATTCACAGTCCCAATTGTCGGACTCGGAGCTGCTGACTGAGTTCCTGGAGGTGTCCCGGGCTTACTACGGACAAAGCTCGGAACACATGACTACTGCTGAGGCCTTGTACAGGCTGAGGCCTGTCTGTGCCTGCGATCTCGTCCGGCTTGCATCCAACGCCCGCCAATTACGGGATCGAATCATCTACGGAAGAAACTACCGCCCCAACCGAAAGGTATCCTGATGAGAACGAACATGCCTTTGATAGGCGAGCAGACTTGCGGCAAGTGCAAGCACTCTCGTCCTGTGACTAACCCACAGCCCGGGGCCGAGAGGATCTGTAAGAGGTACCCACCTCAACTCAACTCAGTCCTGATCGGCCGAAATGCAGACGGCAGCCCTATGTTCATGCACCACTGCGCATGGCCCCCTGTGGGCAAAGACGAAGAGGGGTGCACTGGCGAGTGGAAGCCGATCATCGCTACCGGAATTAACTAATGTCCCCACTTGGGGTTGTGTGCCACTACGTGTGGCATAAGGTACTAGCAGCCGGCACAGCCCCCTCCGCCATCGCTCACGGAGCCAGAGTCACTCGGCGAGCAGTCGGTGTGGGTGTGCGAAGGGTTGCTAAGAGCGGCGCCAAGCACGGCGTAGCCCACAAAGCTGCTGCTGTCCTGGTGCCAGTTCTGGTTTGTCACACTCTTCCTGGGGATAGTTTCGTGGATAGGGGGCCTCTGGGGTCTCTGGGGTCTCCTGCTAGTATCGTTCCAGTAGGCAGCGGCGGAGGCTGGAGTGGTGACATATTCCCTGTTGGCGATTTGCCTTTTGCTATTACTACCCCCGGTACGCTCCCACTGAGTGGCGAAGTCCCATTCAGTCCCGACGTATCTGTCCTCCCCGGTCCTATTGACCTCGGCCCCATTGCTGGTCCTGGACCCGGTAGTGGGGGTGGGCCCGAAGGCGGACCTGGTGTCCCGCAGCAAGGCCCAGAGAATGTCCCTGAGCCTCCTGCTCTTTGGTTGTTCAGTGGTGCTTTGGCTTTGTTGGGGGCGATTCATGGTATTACCTCAATCCGAGGCCGCTTACGCAGAAGCCTAGGATAAAGAAGAACATACCCAGGCGGAATAGTTTGAGCCAGGGGTACTGCTGGGGAGGTGGCTCCCATATTGCAGACAGAAGTACAAGTATAGCTGCTACTACCCATAGTGCGAACTGCATCACTGCTTCTCCTTCTTCGTGTGTTTGGAAGCACCTCGTGTACCTGGTGCAACGTACTTGTGGCCGTGACGTCCTTCAGGATCTCGCCAATTGCCTTTGCCTGGTCCTTGACCGGGCTCGAACTTTCTAAACGATCCTGAAGGTCTGTGAACCCAACCTTCCTTAGGAAGTCCCTCGTAGGGATCGAAATTCCACCACCTCTTGGGCTTGAACCTTTCGAACGTGGGGTCTCCTTCCCGAACTAGAAGTAGCCCCAGAGACTGATTAGCTGCTATGTCGTAGCCCCTGTTACGGAGTCTGTTAGCCATTACAGCAACGCAGTTCATAGCAGACAGGGGACCTCCATCTTCTCGGTCTCCCCATACGTAGTCGACTAGCTCCTCATACTTTACCCACCCGCCTTCGTGTATTTGTAGTATAGCTAACAGCGACCCCAAGCGGTTGCGGCCCCCCAGAGCCGACAAAAGATGCTTAGTCCTGGTCCTGTCTAACCTACGCCCGGACGTTTATACTCCAGTGGGGGCGCCACCCAAAGAGTTACAGGACTAGAGGCGCAACCATCAGTGCGACTTTGAGACCATCTCCAATGATCGTGAGCCACTGGGGAGTCGTGGTGTTAACAGTTGGCGGTACGGCTCCTGCCGAAAGTGGTGTACAGACCGAGTTGGCATAGCTGGCAAGATTGCGCGCTTTGGGATCGGCAGCTACTGATCCTCGCTGGACTAGGGGAGCCATGTCTTGGCAGACTGCAGCAGCCTGCTGAGCTCCCGGGATGCTTGCAACAAGCGAGGGAGCAGCCCCGGCACACCCTGCCAACAGGAGTGTTAACGATATAGCTGTCACTGTCCTTTTCATGGCCTTACTCTCCTGGGGGTTTCACTAACGTTACATGCATTTCCCAAACCGAGTTGATGTAGTGCTTAGAAGCGAACCCACGGAACTCGTCATTTCTTGTTGCGACGGCAGGATCAGCAATGTGCCCTGCCATGATGAAGAGGTCTCCGTTTTGCGTTACCGAATAGAAGTTGCAATTCACAGGAAGGGCAGTCAGCTCGTTCTCCTGGCGCCACTTCTCTGAGTAGACCAAGAAGCTCTCTTCACAGAGGGGAGGCCACTGAGCCAGAGGATCGGCAATCGCACGACGTGAAGACCAATAGGGCACTACGATCATCAACCTGCCGCCGGGCTTCAGGACTCGCCAAATCTCGTCTACGCAAGCGAATCGCTGTTTTTGATCCAACCGCTGAAAATACCAGGCAAGCATTATATTCGAGACTGTGCTACTCTCCACCTTCTCAAGGTCCTCCCAGCTTTCAAGCTTCACGTAGCCGGGCTCTTCTTGAGTCCCGATCCTATAGTTGATCTCTATAGACGGTACTGCGAGGGGTACTAGCACCGGAGAGGGGGCGGTCTTGGCTTTGGCCTGGGTCTGGGTCTTGACTCTGGTCTTAGTTCTGGGCATTGTAAGGTTCCTCAGTTGGGGGCGAAACTGTGTTGTTACTCAGACCTGTTGTTATTGTTGAGAGTGGGAAAGTTAGTAGAGCCTCCTGCTTGTGGTTGATCTACGTCAGTGACATCTGCAGTCTGCGTGTGAGGGTATTGCATGGGACGTAATTGAGGGTTCGCGTACTTGACTAGGATGCCTCTAGCCACAACGAACTCATCAACTTCTATTGCAGTCAGCTGAGCTCTCATGAAGAACTTTAGAACCCTGTTAGCCTCTTCAGGAGTCATACTTTACCTACCACATGATTTGGTTCTCGTTGTCCCAATGTCCTACCTTAACCGAGCAGTCGATTGCACACCTATAGAACTTATAGGCGTCTGACCAGAAATACAGATCTTGGCTCCAAGCTCCTTCTTGGGGGTTGGCAGGTGTCTTGAACCACGGCTTACGTAGTCGTGGGTCCTTGAACATCTCCATCCGGAACAGTGTGAAGCCCATCCCAGTCCCGTAGCACTCCTTTAGACCTCCGTTCAGGTCTGGGGGCTGGGGTCGAAAGTTGAGAACTGGATCGCCTCTGTCTCCCCAGATCTGAGCAACTCCCGAGAATCCTTTTGTGAAGTATAGACCTCCGATCGCCCCGAGTTCAGGGTGCTGTTCCATCTGCTTCTGGAGCCTGACAAGACCGTCCGGAGGAGGGGCGTTGTCGTGTTCTAAGCACAGGAGGAACTTCCACTTGCCCAGATCTGGGTGGGCTAGGATCTGTTCAATCATGTAAGTATAGGCATCTCCTACTTCGCAGTCAACAGCCCACATTGACGTACATCTGTTATTGGGAGGCTTGATCATGCTCTCCCAACTCGCTACGATCTTGGGTGGGATACCCTGTTTGGATCCCACAGGACGTAGAATGATAGTCGAGAGATCTTTCCAACTCGCATCGGCTTTCAGTCTGCGAGTAGCCTGTGCTAGGTCTGAGTTGTGTAGACCTGGATCATAGGCGTTGATGATTTGGGGCTCGGGCATCAACCTATCTCCTTCTCTTAAGGCCCTATGAAGAACCTGCTGTAGACTTCTCGGACGTTTCCAGCATTCAGACTCAGACCTGTTAGCGGCGCGGAAGTCGGTACAACACTTCCCACGCTGGTTGTAATACCTACACCGAATGCTACAGCTCCTGGAACGCCAGGAGACGGACGAGGTCCGGCGAGATTGTTTATAGGAGCCATAAATGCGCAAGACCAGGTAGGAGCTACGATTGTTATATTCGACGCTTGAGTAGCAGTTGCATTGCCTGTTGTAGACATCTGGCCCACCATATGCAGACCGACATCAACCGAAGTCGCCCACGGAACAATATTTCCAATCCAGTTACCGACAAAAGACGAAGACCTATTGCCTATCGCCACATCGGGAACTAGTGTAAACGTCGCATTACCAGCAGAGCTCGCCGATACGCTAGCTGTAACAGTCGACTGAGCTCCCGATCCCGTATAGAAAATCCAACTTCCTATTGCAGAGAACGTAACCGAGTTTGAGTTTCTGTTGACTGTGACTGCCTCATTAAAAGCATACGATCCTGAAGTACTGGCTGCCAGAGTATAGCTAGTTGCGTTAGCTCCGGTGTAAAGTGCCTGTGTCTGAGTTGCAGTAAACCCTCCAGAAGCGGTTATTGTGTCGGTAGCCGTGCCAGCTGTTGTGACTACAACTGAAGCCGCAGTTAAAAGATAGCTGCCGAACATCTGGACTTGGTTAAAGGTAACGGCATGTGGGGCCTGAATAGTCCCCAGAGCCATAATACCGCCGCCCGTATTACTCGATAGAGACGTACCTGCCATATACGGATCGTAATTCTGCAAAAAGCTACCGGTGTAGGGGGCAGCCCCAAGAGGAACACTAATAATCAGAGCACCGTCAGCACCTCCTGTCGTAGCGAAGCCGACTGATGCAGCGCCAGCTCCCGACACTATGAAGTTAGACTGGGTCAGCTGCGAGGATGAAGAAGCCCCTGTTGTGTTCCCTGTTGCTACAGCTCCGATCGATGATGCACCTCCACCAGCAGCCGCTGAGATAACCATTACAGCATCGCTGCCCGCACCGGTAGTTGTGAACCCTACTGAGACGATGCCTGCGCCGGAGAACTGCTGGTTGGTTATCGACCCTGAGATTGACGAGGTAGCTGCTGTCGTATTGCCAATAGCTATACGACCTTGGGATGTTGCACCTGCAGGAGCAGAGGCACTTAGAACTAGAGTAGTTCCTGACCATCCAGCAGATATATTTCCGGTAGCAGAGACAGCAAAGCCTGCTAGGGCTTTGGTGGTCGAGGACGAGCTGGCAGTAGTATTACCTAGAGCAGTAACGCCTTCACTAGTCTGTGATGTGGCTCCACTAAAAATTAGGGTGCCTGCAGAGTAACCCATCGACAGGCCGCCGGTAGCTGACCACGTCTGGTTGGTTAGGGAGAGAGTCGAGGTAGAACTCTGCCCTGTAGTATTGCCAACAACATGGCCGGCAAACGAAGCTGTAGCAGAGATAGTCTGACGAGCGACAAGAGCTAGGTAGTTACCTCCATTAGAGACGACAACACACCCGTCCCCCGGGCCCAGAGCTAGTGAGGCCAAACCATTGATAGTGCTGACTGCTGGAGTGATTGTGACAGTGCCTGCGGCTATATTGACTGCCCAGAAGCCAGTAGTTCCGGGGAAGTAAGTTCCTCCAGAGCTACCGGCCTCAGCTAGGGAGACGGCACACCCTGCTGCATTGGTGTAGACAAAGAACTTACCGGCGTCCTCTGCATTTATCGTATGTGTCGCTCCGGAGACTGAGGTTACCAGAGCATTGGCGACCTGGAGACCTCCTAGAGTAGCGCCGTCTCCCACGAACCAACTAAAAACGCTTGTATCAAAGTACGCTTCGCCCGCAGCTAGGACGATACCTAGCCGAGTTGTGGAAGAGCCCCGGCGGAATTGTTCTACTGTTGCCATCTGTTGGCCTTACTATAAGTTCAGGTCTATGGGTGCGTACCCAGGAGCGCAATCCGAACTACCACCTGCGTTCAGGTCTAGCGGTACTGATACAAAGTTCTGCAGATCGGCTGGAAGATGATTCACCAACTGTAAGTACAGTGGATTGTCGATCACCCCAAGGCCTGCACCTGTCGGAGTGTAGTTATAGACAGTACAGGTTGAGATGTCCTGTACTTCTAGAGCGTAGGTGTTGAACGACTGGAACTTGACGAACAGAGGAACCCCCACCATTGCAGTCTGGAGGGCTTCTGCGAATACGTTCTGGTCCACGCGGCAGAACTGAGAGCCGGAAGGCTTTGAACAATTGCCCACCGTGCCATACAATCCACGGTATAGTCCAGTGAGATCATACTGATTGGGGCCCGTAAGAGTGGCCGTGGTGTATCCGAGTAGTTCAAAATCGCCATCATCGCCGTGTGAGACACAGCACAGGCTGAGGCCTGACATAGCATCGAACGTAGAGACTGACTCCAAGGTCCCTTGGGACTCCGATAGGTCCACCGATAAGGTATGGCCGTTGTCCGGGTTGATGCCCGCGTACGCTCCCAGGGAGGCTGTGGTAACTCCGTGCCTAGACGGCCCAACCTGTTGACCCAGCTCGACATAGGTGACGCCATCTGTTGAAACGTTGACAATGCAGCCACCCCAATCGGGACTGAACACCCCTCCTGGGCCTCCTGAGATACCTACCATAATGACTGGGGAGGAGATACCTTGTGCGGCCATCATCTCTGCAGTGGGCTCGAAGATGATTGGCGTGTTGACAGCAGGAGGTGTAGCGTTGGTGACTGCAAAGGTTGCTGGAGCGTTCTGCTGAGCCTCGAACTGGATCGAGGCTGCCGATCCAATCGGCCACTCTTCAGCAATAATAGTCAGAGCGCCTTTGTCATCTTCTTCAATCGAACGTATACGGCATATGTAGCTTGGCAGTCCCATTGAAGGGAGCTTGAGCTCGATGCCGTCCATGGGATCTAGAATTGCCCATCTGGGATCAAGCTTGAAGGTGACGGTATTGCGGACTGATATGTTGCGTTGCAGTTGAATCTGCGCTGAGACATTAGCGTAGGCTGCTAAGGTGAACTCGTCAGCAGTAGCCATCTTATCCACACGGCGGCCGTAGAGCTCCACCTGGTTCTCGTCCATGAGCTCGACAGGGACGTCGTTGAACATGTTGAAGCGATCGCGGAAGTCTATACGTACAACGTTCTTGACGTCTGCAGGATCAACGCGCTCGATAGTTACGGGGTCCTCTCCCTGGCCTAGTGACAAAAAGTCCTGTTCACCGAAAGAGGCAACTACTGTAGTATCTGGCTGGTAGTATTTTAACGGGATCGCGGTGTAAGGAGCTCCTGCGTAACCTGGGTTACCACTTGCTTGGAAGTCCCAGTAGGGAATGAACTTGAGCTGGGAGCCATTCCAAACTGGTGCAACTCCGATGTTCTTACACCACCTATCAAGGATGCTGCTAGCAGGCTCGCTATTGTTAAGTACAACAGACCAAGCAAGGCCCACAGCCTGGCAGAACGTCGAGACCTTCGAGTCTCCGATAGCCGGGTTGTAACCGGCAGCACTTGTACGTAGCGTCTCATTGATGGCAATCGAGTTGAACGGGAAGCCAGCTCCATATACCTCATTTGTGAGGAAGTCAATAATGACTTCCGCCGGGTCAGCATCGCCCAGGACCTGTACCAGAGTGATAGGTAGGACGGTAAGATTGAGCGGGGAGGTTGCAGCCAGCCATCCACTAGGTACGAAGTTGAGCTGTGGAATTGTTCCACTGCTGTCCAGTGGGTAATCTTGGAAGCCGAGATAGGCAGTATCTTTATAGGCCAGAGCATCTCCTGGCCATCTTGAAACGATGTAGCTCCAAGGCGTCTGCGTCGGAGAGCCGACGAACTGGAAAAACACCTTCCCAGGAGGCATCGTAGTGGGAGTGTAGTTTTGCTGGTCGTCGAAGATGACCAGTATCTGTGAGATGATACCTTCACATAGTGCTCCAAGGAAGGTAGCGTAATACTTATATCCGGTTGTCTGTCCCCCTTTGCCCCCTGATGCAATGCCCTTCCCTCCTGAGGCTTTCTGCGCTACAGCGCGGAATCCGTTAGAGTAGATCAAGTTCATCGGCACCCGAGGGGAGCCGTAGACGATAGGGATAGGCAGTGCGTTGACAGACGTCTGGATCTGCAGGCCCGTGACCTGCGGTACCGTGATCTTTCTTCCGCCCTTGCTTGCCATCTCGGGTCGACTAGGCTGTGATTTCTTTCAGGAGGTTCGCGTACTTCAACTCAGCAGAGTGTTTAGCCCGCTCGCGAATGAAGTACTGCGGGAAGCACGAGAAGAACCTAGGAGGTCTTTTATGCAGCTCTGTGTTCTGCAACCAGTTGTCTTCCCGACAAGGGGCGTTGGGGTTCATCGAAGGGTTAGCGTGTATGAGGTTGGGCCAGTCTGTGATGATAGCTCCGTGGGCCCAGCAGTGTCCAAACTTGAACAGAGCTGCATCTCCGCGCTTAGGCGCCTCCCCTTCAGGTAGCTCTCGGCCAAACCGTTTAACAAGTTCGAGATAGAGCTCAGCGCGTTGGTGCAGTGCCCACTGCGAGGGGTACGGACGTGGGTCGAATCGCTCAATGAGTCCCAAGTCGCAGTACACCCGCACGAGGAGCATTCCACAGTCAACACCTGCCCCCTTGACGTCGGCGCAAGGGTGATACGGAGTTCCGAGCCAAGTCTTGGCTTCTTCGACGATTGCATCCCGAAGTCTCTTCTCTTCTAGGCGCTGATGTGGATCGGGGGCACTTTGGGGAATCCCCGGAAGTTCTGCAGGTTGTTGAACTTCAGTTGGCATGTATCGTTCCTCTTGAGACAGCCTGCAGATACATCGAATGTATCTCCTGGGGCAGGCGGATCTGTTAGGGGGTAAGTAAGATAGAACTTGGTAGCGTCGTTGCCTCCGACAATAAACTGTTCATTGGTTAGGGCTCCGGAGGTGAATAGTAGTCGACCCTGCATGTAGTATGGAGCTGAGTCCGCTCCAACATTAGGTGATACTCCTCCGACAGGTGTAACAGTAGAACCGTCAGCAGTATCGACAGTGAAAGAGTTAGTAAAAGAAGTACGGTTGACTGTGCATGTGTGGGCATCGTATAGGGTCCATCCGCACATGGGCTGGAAGGTATTGCGAGGCATTTCAATGTCGAGCAGCTTCAGTGGTGATTTAACTTTAAGCTCGCATGTCGAACTCCCCAATTTGGTAATCTGCGAGACCAGACCTGAGAATAGAACTACAACGGCTTGGGGAGGAGCTCGATAATCTACCCAAGGTCTGCCATCACTGATTGCCCAGTAACCCCTTTGGCGAGTGAGCTTGGCTCCGTCCAGGAGACCTTGTGCAACTCCCTTGAAGAAGTCGGCACCTGCTAGTAGCGCATCGGGGTAGGCAGAAATCTTGACGTCCTGTTCATCAACTGCGAATCCCACAGCCTGCTTAAAACGCATCCCTTCTATTAACAGCTCCTGTGAGGTGTATCGGTTACCTGAGCCTCCTCCACCATACACTATGTCAATATCCAAGTTCGTGTAGAAGGCAAAGTTGCCATCGCGGAATTCGAAGTAGAACAATTCGGCAATCAGCATCTGCTGATTCTGTCGTAGGAAGTTAACGAAGCCTGCTGGTACGATCTTCATTAGAAGTACTTCCACACCACAGGGTTGACGAAACCCATTCGCATGCACTGTCCTACAGCTGTCAGACCATCATCTGATATGCCGTATACTAGAGCGTCGTCTGTTGCAGTAGAGTCGCTGAACAGTGGTAGCTGCACGGGCACTCCTGACTGCCAGATCACCGGAATGTACCGATCGTTGCCATCAGTGCACTGTCCGCATATACTGAGGTTGTCGAAACTGATTCCGTGCGCTTCAGCGACAAGACCGTCAGACCCATCTATGAACGGTAGGCTAGTAAGAGTGGTACCTACCCAGTAGCATGCGTGACGAGCACCTCCAGCGTCGACGCGAGATCCGACTATAGTAGTACCATCGGCAGAGATAGCTTCTGCAGATGACTGGGTATCCCCAGCAACGATATCTAAGAGGGTCTCTGTGGCGCCTCCTATGGACCACTTAACAGCTCGCTGTACCCCTCCAGATGTATCTAGGCCGCAGATCGTGTCGTTATCGTCAGCGATCCCAGAGGCAGAAGAAGGTTGGTTGGGAGTTATCTGGGGCAGGAGGTTGTAGGTAGCATCTAGAGCGTTAGTCCACCAAGCAGCACGAGGCTGGTTAGCATTAGCTGCGAGCTCGACGAAGCCTGTTCCTATAGATCCGTCATCGCTGATGCTCATGTTAATAGCATCAGAGGTGGTTATATCACTACCCTGCATGGGGTTCGGGATCTGTGAAGCCCATACGCAGGGGGTGATAGAATTGGTGTCAGGGTCCAAGAACCATCCTGTCCAGTTAGCTCCATCATCGTCTGCAGCAGTCACTCCCCACACAACGGCTGTGTGGAGACTGGCGTTAATAGGTGCCTGTGTGTTATAGCCTGCTAAGTTTCGGGTGTCCCAGAATATACCGTTAGCTCTTACGCCTGTAGAGTCATAGCCTATCCCAACTGCGTAGATCCCGTTCCTGCTGACAACTCTGCCATTGACGAAGTTCTGCAGGTAGGCAAAGGTATGAGCAGCTGGCATATTCAGCTCGTAGATACGCCAGTGAGGACCTGGTGGAGGTGCGGGCGGTCCCTGAGCTCCTCTGAATCCGAGATTTACTGTCCTGAACTTAAGGATAGTCATGTGCCAATCCTTGAAGAACTCATCAAAGTCCGGGACGTCTTCAAGGAACCGACACAGGTACTGGAACGTGAAGTCTGCCTGGATAACATCCCCGTTAGGTACTGCATTGTCAAAGACTAGACTACGACCGTCCGAGGCCAGTGTGAATCCTGTTGTAGGGGTACCGTTGACTCTAACAACCAGTCCTGATGATAGAGCCCTACCGACAGGTTCTTCTATCAGCTTGGTACCTGTACCCCAGTCTCTTATGATAGGGAAGGTAGTGTCCGTACCGTTACCTACTCCGATCCCTTGATTCGTGCGCGTACAGTCCGAAGGATCCTGGTAGTAGAACCTACCGCCCTGTCCCTGAGACATCAGGAAGACTAGGAGGATCTGTTCATAGGCTAGACGGGCTCGGTGTTGGTAGTCCGTGTTCAGAACCTGGTTCTCAGTTTCGGAAGGGAGCGAGTGGAACTCGAGCTCGAACTCCCAAACTGGGAACGCTTGCTGGCCGAAAGAAAGCTCACGCCCGTTGACCGCCTGGAAGATTGCAGTAGCGAACGTCGGCTTCTTACGGACCGAGAACCCTTCTAGGTTTGCCAGAACTGGATACGTCATGGAGCAGGTCCGTTTACGTACCCGAGAAATCCTACATTGCCTTCATTGTCTATTATAAGATCTCCTGTGCCTGCATGGTTGTCAGAGAAGCGGCTCCCACTCACCAACACGTACGATCCACCCTGCCCAAAGTTGGAACCAGTCCCGTGATTGGTTCCCCAAGCCGAAGCAGGGTCTCCCGGATCTAGATGCAAGAATACAACGGGCGCAGTACCCGACGGGAGAGCTCCTGTCGGTCCTAGATCGACAGGATTCCCACTGCCATCTACAAACTTATCAACAACATTGAAATACTGTCCTGGACCAAACCAGAACTCGCCGATGTAGCCACGTAGGTTCAGGAATAAGGCGAAGTCAGCACCTTGATCCCAAGCTATAGCTATCTCACCTGCCGAGTCGCCAGTCGAAGTGACCGTCGCAAGTGTGTTACCGTAGTACACAATAACGTCCCGCGCACCACCTGTGAAGTCACATTGCATCCGAATGTTGCCACCACGGCCTACATCATACTCAAACTGAAACTGCGTAAACGGACTTCCGGTGCTGGCTATGAAGCATACACACACTGGCGGGTCAGAATTTGTGTTCAGATCAATCTCAACATACCCATCAGGGTACAAGAAGGCTCCGCGAGTATTCCGATCAATCCAGAACGACAATACAAACTTGGTCGTAGTACCGATAAGACCTCCAGTCTGCGACAGCCCATATCCCAGAGGATCAACAAACACTACATTGGGATCAGGCACGGGTGAATGGTGCTGATTGAGCCCCATATAGATTGTTGGAGCAACGCCTGTAGGTATCTCTCCCTGAACTCCGAGGTCAACAGCCTTTCCAGCAACGTCGTGGAACTTCAGACGGTTAGACGTGTCTGAGAAGTCGATATAGTCGGTCGTGTTAAACCAGAACTCAGCTACCTCACCCGCATAGCCACATCCAGACACTCCACCGTTACCAAATACCTTCCACGCTACATTGTAGAAGGTATCAGGCAGTCCTACTCCGTAGTCGATGTTGAATCCTGCAGTGTAGTCAGCACGAGTCAGAACTGTAACAGGTGAGTCGTTGAAATACAGATCGACCTTCTTAGCCCCTGCTGCCTGCTGCATGTCCCATGAACACAACACATTGACCCATTCGTCGGGAGGCAACGCTGTCGTAGTGATGAGACTGACAAAGTTGGTCTCTCCTGTATTAGCCAGGAATACAGAGAAAGCGTTTGCTATGAAACACCTGACAATGTTCCCAAGAGGCACGTAAGCAGGTAGTCCGCTCGTATCCAAGTCAACGGTTATAGTATTGGTACTGTGTCCGAGTACTAGAACGCCCCCAGAACCTGAGCCGAGCCCCGACCATCCTCCGCCTTGAGTAATCGTCGAGAGTCTGACGCGAGTGTATCCTCCGCTAGAGTCGATCCCATGAGCAGAGCTGAACGTTATTACTGCAGGGTTTGCAGACGTAATATTCGAGATGAATAATACGTCAATGTGGGCTCCGGTGTTAAGTGAGGGGTTGTAAGTTCCTAAGGCTGATGTATTCCAAGCTACCGTTATCGTGTTGACTCCGGTAGACACTACACTGACGATAATCTGATGAGGACTTGCAGGAACGAACTGGTTGACGTTGGCAATGTAGATCTGCGACCCAACAAGAATCTGCGTCAGGTCACCCACAATAGTGATGACCGCATTGGCAGCATTACTGATATTCGTAATACGAAAGTTAAGGTTTGAGCAGAACGACGGTTGGAAATACATCGTGTCTGAATTGGGGGCGCCTATGGGTCCTGAGAACGATCCGTACAACGCTAGGAAGTCGTCGGTCGCCTGAACCTTTGCCCAGAACGATAGTGTACCCTTGCCTCCCGGACTCATCGGAGGGAAACGCCAGAACTCTACATTGCCGTCGGCTGTAGCCCCTTTTGCAAACCAACTTACTGGAGGAGGTACTATAGGAGGTGCACCGAACGGGGCCCAGCTAGGTAGGGGAGGAGTATCTGACGTCTCCTGGATAACTGACCTAAACTTTAACGAGGCAGTCCACCAATTCTTGACGAACTGTTCGAACTCTTGCTCGTCTACGATGAACCTGCACTTGTAGTAATAGTACATGTCCACAGAGATGACAGACCCTGCAGGAGGAGCGTTATCGAACACTAGCTCCGTACCATCCAGGGAAGTGCTCCACCCCGAAGTCTGCTCTACCCCGTCGAAGTATACTTTGAAGGTGTGCGAGCGATTAACTGCCCCGACAGGTTCGGTGCAGAACATCGTTGCAGTGTCATCGTTCGGGTACTTGATTGTGCGTAGCAAGAGGTAGACGGTTGTACTGCCGTCTGTCTCCCCGATTACCTGCCCAGCTCTGGAGCAGTCTGTCAAGTCCTCGAACAAGAACCAGCCGTACTGCCCGTTGCAGCTGATGAAGATCTGAGACAGCGCTTCGAACTGCGTGAACCCTAACTGGTTGAGGTCGAGGGAGGAATTCTGGGTCTGGTCGCGTAGTGTCTCGTACTTGAGCTCAAACTCCCACAAGGGCAGAGTCTGCTGTGCAGAAGTAACTTCCCTCCCAGACTTGATGTTGCTGATGACAGTCGAGAATGTGGGCTTGCGATGGACGCTGAACCCGTACAGGTACGGCAGTACTGAAAGGTCAGTAGTGGGCAGGCCAGTCATACCAGGAATTCACCGCCAGGAATAACAAATAGCGGGCATATATGAGTTCCCCGCCGCCCAGCGGGAAGAACTAGGAGCCGGGCTCATGGGCGCCAACCATTGCGGATCATGTTAGCAACGTGGGTCTCCATGGCTGCTGAATGCGTCCTGAGCATCGCCTCAAACGACGACCTCGTGGCATAGGGATGGTACCCAGTCACGTTCGCATTGTAGTTCAGGGTCGATTGGTTTGAGACCGACCTAGAAGCATCGACATTGGCTCCGGTACTGGACGCATGCTGCTGGATCATGTCGTTCAGTCCTTGGGACAAGTCAGCAGGTAGCACAGTTTCTTGGGGGTGGATGACTGCAAGGGTTCCTCCCCGTCCATCTTGCACGCGATAACCGCCAGCAGCAGAAGGGATGCTGCTAAGATTAAGAGCCATACCTCCTTCGCCAAACAAGCCTCCTATGATCGGTATGGCTTTGAAGATCCCACCAAAGATACCTCCTCCACTGTCAGCTGCGGAAGAGGCAGCGTGGGCTTGCAAAGCTGCAGCGTCTTGCAAGGTCGATGCTGTATGTTGAGTCTCTGCAGTGACTCCTAGTAGCTTGGCTCCCTTCTCCAAGACCGACGTTTCTGCAGATGCATCCATCGCAGTCTTGAATACGTCAAACCCTTTCGTGATGTTCTGGATTGCTGAAGGGAGGTTGAACAGTGTCGATAGGACCGAACCCAGTACGCGGAAGCGAGGACTGATCGCTCCCAGCACACCAGACAGGGATCCCAGACCCTGGCCGATCTGTCTGATCCCGGCGAACGCAGACTGCTGCTCTCCCTGTTGCTGTCGGGTTGACTGGTTGCGCGTGGAGCCTCCCCCACCGCCTCCGCCTCCGGAGAGGTTCGCAATGCCTGAGTCTGCAGAACCCTCACCCCTGCCCTCGCCGCCTATCCCTCCACTCTTCTGGGCTGCTTTATCAACAGACTGTTTGAGCTGCTGCACTGAAGTGTTGAGCTCGGAAGTCTCCCGGGTGTTAGCTTCGGTCTTAGTGGTATCCTGTTGAGTCTGAGCAGCATCCTGTCTATCGATTTGCATCGACTGCTGCTCAGTCTGCGACAGCTGGGAGATGGTCGAGGTTAGCTGGGACTGCTCCTGAATAGACTGACGGATTGCTCCCTGGAGAGCCCCTCCAGTCTGTAAGTCAGGAGCGTTCGAGAACTTTGAATCATTGTAGAAGATATTCCCAGGGTAGTCAGGGTTGCCTACAGCAAGAGCTCGCTTTGACCTATAGTTGCGATTTGCCGCATTGTACGTTTCGTCATATGTTGAGAGAGGGGATTCATCACCTCCGGCGGACGCGCTATACTTAGGCCCTCCCGACGATCCGCCACGCTCTTTGAGGATGCTGTCGGTAGTACTCGGCTCGACGTTGTCCCACAGCTTCTTCCACATCGAGCCTAGAGAGGCTGGAGGTACGTCTGGCTGTGTACCGGAATACTTATCTGGGAAGTCTTCTGGGAGAATAATCTTGCCCGTCTCGTATATACGAGGAGCAGGGGGCTCTACTTGGGGACGTAGTAGCTTCTCACGGCCAGACTCGAACGGGATCGAGGGGAGGTCTCCAGCGCCCGGAGTCTCTACTGACGGCGCTGGTGGATATGCACCCCCACCTCCACGTCCTCCTTGGATAGCTTGCTGTACCTGCTCCCGGGATACTCGGCTTGAACTACCCTCGCGAAGGGCTTGTCCGATCCATCTCGACCCTCCCCAACTAGCCTCTGAGCCACCCCCGATATGGATCAGGTTCGGGCCCATATACCCTGGACCTGCTCCTACTCCAGTAGCTCCTGCTCGTACTGCTTCAGTAACGTACTCCTGCATCATTCTCTGGTCGTCTGGATTGTTCATATCCAGTACTCGACCACTGGCGTCTGACAGTGACAGGTCTGCAGCACCGCCTTCATCGTGTCTGTGAGAACCAACCCTGTTGGGGCCTGAAGAAGGTTGACCTCCTGACGTTATACGGGCTCGCAGGCCTGTCTTTATACCTGCATAGGTAAGCTGTTCACGTAGAGCGTCGTCAATGGGCTGGTTGCGGGTAGCACCTCCCTGAGCTTCTGTAACGTAGTCACTAGTAACGCCACCCCCACCACCACTGATGCGGCCGCGAGCTACTGCTCCTGGAGCTCCTGGGAATGCCGAGTCCGCAGCAGAGCCGGGGCCTACAATGTTCTTTGCTGTAGGTCCAGTACCCTTAAGGGCCTGAGTGAGCTCATTCATCGCCTTAGTGAGCTCACCAGTGTAATCGGTCGACTTCTTGATCGCATCAGTCAGGGACTGCTGGGATTTCTGGACCTCAGGATCCTTCTTGTCCTGCCCCAGGCCTACCAGCTGTGCGAAGTACCTGCCTAAGACACCTGTGATGGTTGTCTCTTTGCCTTCCTCGACTTTGATGTTCAGCTGCTCAGCTAACCATTTGCCTCCGTACTGGTTTGCAATGGTTCCTAGGGTGCCTGTGACTCCCTCAAGTACTCCCTTCGCTACAGTCTGGATTGCCTGCTGGCGAGTGCTCTTGCCCGTGATAGCGTCGGTGATAGCACGTTCGATCGACGAGCCGACTTGGTCGAAGGCCTTCTTGAACGAGTCAGCTATCTGGTCTGCATGCCTCTTAGCTTCTGCGTTGGCCTTCTCCTGGATAGCAGAAACCTCTTTACTGAACTCTGCCTCAAGCTGTAGACGCTTCATGTACGTCTCAAGCCACAGCTCTCGCTTGGTAGTCTCGTTCTGTAGGATAGCGTCGTACTGGGCTGCTAGCTGGACATAGAGCTGTGTAGTGTATTGGATGTCGAACCCGTAGGCTTGGTCTTGGGAGATCTGCCTCTCCTTGACCATCGACTGCATATTGTTTCTGAACTGCTGCAGGTACAGCTGATCGATACGCTGAAGCATATTTGCTTCACGTTCGCGGATCCTGAATGCCTCGTCAACGGCCTGTTGAGATGCTCTGGTCTTCTCCCTTTGGATCTCTAGATACTGGGTTGAATCACGTCCGTAGATAGCAGCAGCACGGGCTGCCCACTCGTCGTAGATGCGGGCGATCTGTTCGAACGAGCCCTTAGCTGCTTGGATCTTGTCGCGCTCTGAAGCTGCGAACCTCTGGTAGTCTCGATCTCGGAGGGTTTGCTGTGCCTGGGTTTCAGCATTCAGCTGCTCCTGGTACGCTAGAGGAGATCTCTGCGCTTGACCAGATGTACGATACCCTTCTGTGATTGCCTGTTGGATCCTGAGACGCTCTGCCTCGTTGTGCGCTGCCTCGATGTTGAGGCGACGCATCTGCTGCATCCAGATTTGGAACCGCTGCTCGGCCGCACCACGATCTGCATCCAGAGCTTTGTCCTGGATCGTCTGATAGTCTTTAGTCCAGGACTCATAGACGGTTCTTGCATATTCGACTTCGCGCTGGCGGATCTCTTTGATCTTCTCGGCGTTGGTACCTGCAGCCTTGACCTCCTCATCGAACGCTCGAAGGCGATTTTGGATTGCCATCTTCTCTCCGGGAGACCGAGTCTCGGAGAGCGTGACCATAATACTCTGGATAGCCTGGTCGATCTGATGCAGCTGCTGAATGTAGCGTTCGTTGTTACCCTCGTCCCCCGCTCCGATGTTGGATTGGGACATCTCAGTCTGGAGTTCTTGCCGACGCTGCCGTAGTGTATCGAGTTCTTGTAATAGAGAACGCTGACGTGCAATCTCAGGAGCATTGGCTTCTACGGCTGCCGAGGCTGCACGTTGCAGAGGGGTCTCACGCTCAAACATCTGCTGGACGTTTGGCTGCATCTGCTGCATAGATGGCATCTGCTGCATAACAGCCGCGAGCGATACTGCATCGCCCCCAACCATCGCCATCGTTTCAGCAAGCCGTGTATACTCTGCTCGAGCTTCGTTGACTCTGTTGGTCTCTTTGAGGAATCCCTGGTCGAGCTTCGGGAATATCATCAGGAGAGCGTCACGCTCCCGACGTTGTTTAATTAGAGCCTCGGCCTCCTTACCTTGAGCTTCAGTGAGGATACCTAACTTAACTGCAGCACTGACGAACGACTCAGCGGTGGCTCCCCACTGAGCTTTCTGCTGCTTGACTGCGTCGGACAGGCTGAGGTGCTGATTGAGAGCCATCGCCGACAGCGTGAGCTGGTTGACCTTCGGGATGAACTCTGTAAACTCTGCTCCGAGCTCTGCAGTCCACTGAGTGAGCTCGCGCATCTCGTGTCCGGACAGATTGAACTGTCTCTGGACAGCAGACATTTCAGCACCCTGCTGCTCGCGAGGGTTTTGCCTCCCTTGTCCTAGCGATATAGTACGTGCTTGTAGTTCGTCTAGGGCTGCTTTAGCTTGGTATGCCTGGTAGGCTATGTAGCCCAGAATCGCTACTAGACCTCCACCAGCGGCGACTGCTCCCCAGGCAGGAGCTGATAGGTTGCTGAAGATGGTTGCTAGGCCACCGATACGCTCCGTGAGGACGACTAGGCTGCCCGGAATTCTTGACCAGTTGCCTGTCATCCACTCGTGGCCCAGAACGATGAACTCTCGGATCGAACCAGAATTCAGGGCGTTCAAGCCTGTAGAGGTATGGTTGGCTTCTGCGTAAGTCTCGCTGAGCTTTCTGTTCAGGAGCTCTAGCTGCTGGCCGTACATTGCAGGACCCAGCTGAGCTGAAACTCTATTCAGCTCCTGCATCTGCTCCTGTACTTTGGACAGTGCAGCAGTTAGAGGATTTACGGAGTCAAGGATCTGCCTAACGGCTGCAGGCAGAGTACCTAGTGTTTGGCCTCCGCCTGCTTGCGCAACCTGTTGCAGCCTCGTGATAGTGGCCTGCAGTTGCTGTAGCTGAGCTACAGCATTAGTTACGTTAGCAGTAGCATTGATGTTGATATTTGGACCGCCGGCCATATTTAGCCCCTAAAGACTCCGCCAGGTTGCTTCTTCACGAAGTTTGCGATCTGCACAATATTAGACAAGGACGTCGCTACACGCGCGTCCTGTTCTGAAGCTCTATTAGTATGTGGCTGGTTGCGCATCCCCTGTAGACTTGAAGGAGCTTGAGCGGATGGAATTATCTTGGGGGCGGGTTTGTACTTGAAGTAGGCAACGGCCCACGTCCTGAGAGGGGGCCGTACACGCCATTCTTCGTGGAGGATCTTATACTTCCTGTAGTTCCACCTCCGATTGACTTGATGCCAGGATCCCCCCTCGATCCCTTCTGCTACGAGCTCTGCGATGATAGAGGCGATTACTGCAGGGTCCGGGGAACGAGCCTGTCGGGTACCTGCTGGCTGATCTCCTCCTTCGTCTGCTCCTGCTGATCCACCGCGGCCGTTACGTCTGGTGAAGGCACTGAACCATTCACGGATCCCCCCGCCTCCGGAACCGCTGGCGTCAGCAGGGGCTGAGTAGGGGACTCTCCACCTCCACCTCCACCTCCGGCGCTGCCCTGTGGGGTTTCTTCCCAGGTTGCTTCAACCTGTGAAGGCTCCAACAGACCTGACTCGCAGAGGAGCCGAGCGTAGGAGGCGTTCAACTGGGGCCATTCTTTGCCGCGGAGCTTCCTGCCCATCTGCTCGACGGTCAAGGGGTTGTCTGTCTCAGACAGCAAGATCTCGCACACTGTCAAAGTGGCTCTGATACGATCGATAGATGTCGTAGCCAGAGCAGCCTTGGCCTGCTCGTCCCAGACTTTGGTGAGCATGAAGAACGAGATGTTGGGGACCTTGATGACTTCCCCACCCATGATGAACTCGACGCCCTCGTCGTCATACTTGACGCTCTTCCAGGCTTCGTGCTCCCGCTCCGAGATCGTCTTCTGGGCTTCCCGCTCTGCTGAGACGGGGATGTTACTTACGGACTGAGGTCCTGGTGCTCCGCTCATGTATTACTCCGGGGGCGACGGTAGGGCCGACATGGCCCTACCTTGGTCTTGGTCTTGGTAACCGGTTACTGGTTGGTTGAGAGTTGGAAGGTGGAGCCGTCTGCCGAAGCAAAGGCGCCGAACGAGAAGTCGTTGATCACGAAGTTGTCGACTGTCGTGGGCATCCCGATGTTCATACCGACACAGTTGAACAACGTGAGGTTGATCGAGTTCCCCTGGAACGGCTGGTAGAAGTCTCCTCGGAAGATCGGGGTGGTGCCCATGAACGGGTTGCCGCCGTTCAACGTGAACCCTCCGGACGTCGTGTATTCGTACGAGATCTGGACAGGAAGTGTTGAAGGCGAGGCCGGCACATCTCCTGTGAAGAAGTTGTAGATACCCGTCGTCGCTCCGACCTTGTATTCTCCGGAGGCCAGAGTGGCTGTGGGATCGACCTTCTGCATCCTCGCGCCGGTGCTCGGGACGAAGACGCCGAGATCGAACGAGAAGGTAGCAGCCTGCGAGACCGTGATCGTCGCTGCGATGTTGTGGTTCTCAGCGAACGAGGTCAGGGTCTGTCCCGTGTCAACGGTCTGGCCGAAGAAGAGGCTGTTGTAGACCGGAGTCGAGATCAAGGCGTACTTGCCTTTGCCCTCGATCTTGGTCTTGCCTCGAGCGACGGCGATCGGGAATTGGCCCTGCGAGAACAGATCGCGCAGTTCGCCGGAGAACGTGATCGTGATGTCCTGCAGCGCCGCAAGCTGAACCGGGGTGCCGTTGTCGATATCGGTACGTGTGACGAAGAAAACACCAGAGCCGAAGCCCAGCTCCAGTTGGGTGGTTGCTAAAGCCATATTTTACTCCTTGCCCTCAGGCTCTTCAAGGTATACGATAGAGCTGGTCTACGGCCACAAGATCATGATAGGGATAGCTGCGCAGGCCGCCTGATCAGTATCCCCTGTGAACTTTAGGATAGTCCCTTCTATTCTACACCACTGCACCAGGCCTCCGAGAGTCTGGAGTCCTGGGAAACCGTAACCTTGTTGCTCGGGGGCGAGAGCTTTCTCAACTGCTTCCAACATAGTTGTGATATACTGTGTTCCGAGTTCATTGGGGTCTCCGCTAGCTACACGGGCCCAACAGAACAAACGTGCTTGTAAAGTTCGTATGGCTGGGAGCCTGTTCCCATGCTGTTCGTATTTCTCCGTTGGCCCTTCAAACTGCGATAGGAAGGGCATCTGCTCTGCGGAGATCTGCGAGTAGTCAACCGCCTTCCGTATCGACCCCTGCCACGTAGTCTTCTCTAGGACAGGACGGTCGAAGACCACATCCTTGACCTTCGCGAACAAAGCTTCGAAGATCTGCTCGCGAGATGTGGCGGTCGAAGTCTGGCCGAACCCCATCATGACAGGCGAGCTCTCGAGATGGCTGCAGCAACTGCGGCGTTCAGGTCGTTCTCAGTTGCCTTGGCCAAGTCTGTGAGTGCGGATATCATATAGTGGTACCCAACCATCTGGGCACCTGGGTGGTTGACAGCGAACGCGAGTATCATGTCGCCGAACGATCTTCCTTCGAATTCCAGGTCTCCGAAGTTCTTAAGAGTCGCAATTGGGAAATACAAGGCCTCAGCAGTTCTGGGCAGGATCCTGTGAGGTCTGATCACACCTCCGAGCTCGAGGATACGTGCGTACGGTACGGCTTCGGTATCCATGAAGACCGAGCCGACGATCGACGTCCCATCCCGGTACACAGCTGTACTAACCGTATCGCGCAGACGAACGTGTGGAGGCCTCTCATTGAGGTGAGAGGTTCCGAACATCGTGACGATATTCCGGCGAACCTGGTCTGCAAGCGCACCTACGATGCGACGCATAACCATCTCGACTTCCTTGTCGAGAATGTCTGGCAGGTTCTGGAACCGCTCGCTGAGTTCCGAGGTATCAACTGAAAGGTTGAAACCGTCACCAGTGCGGTTGAAAACTTCTACAGCCATGTTAGAAACTTACAGACCTGGATTCCTGTTTCGATGAAGACTGCATAGGCTAGGATTGAAAGTACTACGATGATCAGTACTGCTAGGTGTGGAGGTAACCTCTCTTCACTTTGGATCTGGTACATGACATACCTCCGGGGCTGAAGGGATGTGCTGCGCTTTCCATAGTGGTCATAGTGGTAGGATGGACCTGAACCTGTCTAGGACGGGCTTGACATATTTCGGCCACTCGTCGTCCATGTATCTCGTAGTGACTTGCTGGTTCATCGACCGAGACACTTCTCCGATGTGACCTCTGTATAGCCAGCGCTCGCAAGTGCACTCGATACAAACCTGCTCTAGAGCGAACGGTATGAAACCGTACGAGATGAGAACCTCTACTCCTTGGTCTCCGCCAGGACCTGTAAAGAATTCGTACCCTCCCGAGCCGGTTAATGGTTGCCCTCGGTCGGCTACGATGATACGGTACTGGCCTGCAGTTGTCGGAGCTGTGGTGACTTTGGTAAGAGGAGTCTTGTCTGCGTCGTTATAGGTAACCTTGACGTCTGATCCCCAAATCCCCTGAGGCCCGTCAACTTCCACTTGGGACGTTGTTGAGACCCCGGATGCCTCTGGGATTGTGTGAAGCTCATCGTCAACTCTGTAGCCTGCGGTATAGTCAATCTGAATGTTGAGGTTGCCTCTCCAGAAGCGACTACCTACTAGGTCGATATGCTGCGGACCTCCTGGAGGAACGCCGTCCCAAGTCTCATACCTGTAGCCGAACGTGGGCCCTGAGGTAGATCCCTGAGTGGGTCCTGTAGGAGCTGGTGGAATTGCTTGGATAGCCTGGCTACCCACAACCACTCGCTCAACTGAGAGTACTGGCCAGTTTCTCATGAACTGCAGTGGACCTCCGTTGCCGTCGTACTGATCAGAGTACGACTTAGGGAGGATCCAAGGACGCTCCAACTCAGCAAGGATCGCACCTGACCAGCGACTGATCAAGCGAGACAGGGTAGCGTCAATATCTGTTTGGGCATTACTATCCGGTGAGGTATAGTTCTGCGTGACCAACCAGGATTTGACGTTCTTCAGAGTCGTTAGGTCGCCTTCTCTCATTTTGGTCAGGTGGCTTGAGTGTGGGGCATTAATGAGACAATACAGAAAGTAACGATGGCAACTAGTATGGATACAAGAGCGATCACCATGATAGCAACGACGACAGGAGAACCGTCTCCGGAACTCCTGCCCTCTTTGTCGTGGTGGGCTCCTCCGAGGTCATGATCTTCATCGTCTCCGAAGGGATCATGATCTGGAGGAGCCAATTCTGCTCGTCTAGGCGCCGTGCTACGCGTTCGGGATGTTCGTAATGACGAACATCGCGAAGGGTGCGTAGATCGCGAGCACCTCTTCAGCGTACACACCGTACTCACGCTGGCGAGTGACCAACGGCCAATCGATACGGTAGTAGTCACGACGGACCTTCATTTCAGCCACGTTCGGGACCTCGTTCGACTGGTACCACGGAGGCAGACGCTCGCACCACCCGAGGATCGTGCCCGGCGGGATGTCGGGATGGATCTTGACGGGCAGTTTGTAGCCGCCTTCGTGGGAGAACGGGTTGTAGTAGTAGTCGATCACGCCACCAGCAGTGATCGCGTACGGCCCACCCGGCGTTGAATTGGCGTCGTACCGCAGCAGAGGACCTGAGGTGTTTGACAGGACCTTGTCCGAGATGAGACGCTGTTCACGCGAGTTGACGTACAGCACTGACGGGCCCAGGTTGAACTGGTCCCACATGCTCTCCAGCACCGTGTCGATCTCGACGATGGAGCCGCGCCCGGAAGCGGTCAAGGCGGACGGGACGCCATTCGCACCCTGAGTCATGTAGGTGACGATTGCGTTGTTGTCCGGGTTGAACGCGTACGAGAACAGACCGTCGTAGGCGAGCTCGGGATTGGTCGAGTGATCGCCAGAGACCGCAGTCGCCGCCTGAGTCCCTGTGAGCAGTGGAACGGTCCAGGAGCCGTTGGCCTGGGTCGTGATCTGCTGCAGGATCTCGTTGCCTGCTGTGCCGATGAACCACGCATAAGCCAGCGCACCCGGGACCGGAGTGGTCCAGTAGTACAAGTTCTGGCCGAGCGTGATCGCCTGGCTGGCTGCCGATGACCGGTTGGACGAGCCACCATTCAGGGTGAAGTTCTTACCGTCGGCGCCCGTGATGACCTTCGTCGTGGCAACGCCGCCCGTAATGCTGGAGTTCTTCCAGCCTTCGAGCGTCAGAGCTACGACGATGACCGAGTAGGTTGCTGACGGCAGGGTACCTCCGGTGCCTGCGGCGGCGGTCGACGGCGTATCCGGAGTGCCGAGCTGCAAGGTAGCATTCCCACCGAGGATGCCGATTTCTTCCTTCCGCATCATCTTCTGCAGAAGACGGAAAGTGACCATCGCATTCTCGTCTTCGAAGCCTTCAGCGGCTGCCTCTGCTTCGAAGGTCAGGTTGTCTTCCTCGCCGAGCGTGACGTAGGTCTTCGCCATCGGGATGGACGTATAGTTCATCACGCCTGAACGCTGACCTTCCGGAACCCACCCCATGGCGTCGTATCCGGAGCCGATGAGAGCCCGGATGGTCTTCCAGTGTGCTGCGTCGCCCGGATGCTGCGTACCGGCGCCTCGCGGGCCAACACGCGGGATCGAGTTCCGAAGCGGGGTGATCGTCGGGTAAATGTTCTTCGCCGGGATTTCCAGGTTGTACCAGGTAAGGCCCGTCGCGATCGTAACGCCCTTCTGCAGGCCTCCACCTCGCAGAAGTTCACCATCAAGGGGCTGACCGAGTGACCCCTTCATCATGTCGATGGTATCGCGGGAGATTTCCGCGGTGATTGGGCTAGGCATGTTCGTGGTTCCTCGCCCCCCGTCCAAGGGTGGCTAGCTGGTGTTGTCGGGCATGCAAGACCTCCTTTAGGTGGGTCATCGTCTCCGAGCCATACCTAAGTAGGGTTGAACCTAGACAGTCTCTTCAGGAGATGAGGTCGTCCCCGAGCTCATCTGCATCTGAGTACTGCCGCGAGTACCTCCGACGTCTCCGTCGGAGGAATTGATAGGCACCAGAGGCATCAGTGGCGCCCGTAGTACCTCGTCATGCTCCCGGTCTCGCCCATCTTGAGAGTCTCGCCTTGACCCTCCTTGTCAGCGATGGCGACCTGAGCAGTTCCGGTTGCAGGAGCCTTCGTCGGGAACCTCGTGAGAGTTCCTGGCTGACTATGCTCTGAGATGATCCCTGGAGTCTTGGTCTGCTCAGAGACCCGACCTCCCGTAGGTGTGATAACGGGGTCCAGCTGGTGTGTCCCTGGATAGAACCGGAGGTCGCTGTATTGACCGACCATCGCCTGCGGGAGCGGCCAAGTGAACTCTCCACGGCCTTCACCGTGGCAGACACCTTGCACCCAATAACCTTCGGCGCCGTCGGCAAACACGAGACCGTTCACGTCCGAGTTCTCGGTGGGATTGTCACCCCAGACCCTCAGGATCAGCATTGG